ATCCCGAAATACCCTCAACTAGCCTGAACCAGCAGGAACCAGCCCGAACCAGCGGTAGTTCAGTCATATCTGGTCGTATCGAGCCGAGGTTGGTGACGCCTGTTCCGCCCGGTGAGAGTTTTGGTCCTGCCCTGACTGCTTGGGCGAAGCGCGTGCTCAATATTGAGCTCATGGAATGGCAAAAGCGCATTTGCAACGACGCGTTGACTGTGGATGCCAACGGCGACTTTGTGTTCCGTGAGGCTTGTATTAGTACGGCCCGTCAGAACGGAAAAAGTCTGGTCATGCGGGCGGTCGCTGGGTTTATGGCTACCGAGTATGCAGCTGCACGTCGCGAGCCTCAGACCATTGTTATTGTGGCTAACCAAAAGCGTCGGAGCATGGCCTTGTTTCGGGATGTTGTCCGCGACCTTGAAAACTTTGATTGCAAGGTTCGTTGGCAAAACGGTGACGAGCGGATCAACTTCCCTGACGGCTCAAGCATCTCGGTTGTTGCGGCGTCAGCTCACGCTCACGGCATGACAGCGTCAGTTCTGCTAGTGGATGAAGTCTGGGACATTGGTCCCGACGTTGTGTTCACGGCTTTACGGCCTTCGCAGATCGCGGTTAAGAATCCGATGATGATGATGTTCTCAACTGCTGGCGATCAGGGCTCCACAGTTTTGTTGCAACTTCGAGAGCAAGGCATCGCGGCGATTGACTCAGGTCAACCGACGGCGCTCTATTTTGCCGAGTGGTCACTTCCACCCGGTGTAAGTTTGGAGGATCGGTCGCATTGGGGATGGGCTAACCCAGCTCTGGGGACGACGATCACGGCTAAGGCTTTGGAGTTGGCTTACGACTCACCGAACCGTCAAGCGTTCATCCGTGGCCACCTTAATTTGTGGGTGGATTCAACAAACTCTTACTTGCCGATTAACTTATGGAATGATCGCAAATCCGAGCGACCAGCGCCAGCAACCCAGTGGCTCACCATTGACTCATCGGTTGATGACTCGCGGTACGTCGGAATCTCAACCGCTTTTGATGACGGTCGCGTCATCGTGTCGGTCGCGTTTGTTGTCGAGTCGGCCGCGCAAATGTGGGAGGAAGTCGTGCGGATTATGCACGACCAAACCGTGAAACTTGCTGTCACCCCATCGCTAGAAATCCACTGCCCCCCAGACCTACGGCGTCGGATGCAAATCGTCGGCTACGCCGAGTTACTCAAATGGACTGCAGCTTGTCGCGCCATGATCGTGGAGGACCGAGTCAACCACACTGGCGATATTGCACTGGCCGAACATCTCGCTCGAGCCGTGGCCGTCAAAACTGGCGGGTCTATTGTGCTCAGTTCGCAGAAGTCACCCGGTCCGATTGAGTTGGCGCGCTGTGCCGTGTGGGGAATCATGCTTGCGTCCAAACCAGTGCGGTCGTCGCGTGCCGCTTTCGCTTTTGGCTAGGGGTACTTACATAGACGCAAAATCTGTGAGAGACTCGCAAGTGATGGCTCTTTTCGGTAGCAAGAAAGTAAGCGCAACCCCCGCGTTTGCGTCCGCGCCGATACAGGCTGCAGCAGGTTCTGCCGCACAGGTGGGTCAGTTCTATACGTACTCCGTCGGGGCGTCGCAAGAACTGGCCCTCTCTGTTCCCACTGTTGCCCGCTCGATACAAATGATTGCGTCCATGGTCGGCTGCTTAGAACTTAAGCATTACACCACGCAATGGACTGGCGAAGAGTACGAAGAGATCTATTTGGAGAACGAGTCGTGGATGGATCAGCCCGATCCAAAGGTCACGCGCAACTTCATCTTCTCCCAGCTCGTTACAGATCTCATGCTTCACGGTCGCGGATTCTGGTACATCACCAGCCGATCCACTGCCACAGGACGCCCGCTTTCGTTCCAATGGTTACCTGCCGCAATGGTGACGACCATGGATCAGGCTGGACCGCAATGGTTCGGCCCGTCCGACCAAGTCGAATTTAACGGTTATCCACTTGCAACCGATGACGTCGTGCAATTCTTGGCACCGACTCAAGGTCTGCTGTACACAGGCAACCGGGCAATCATGACAGCGATTAAACTTCAGCAATCCGCTGATCGTTTTGCTGTCAACGAAATTGCCGCTGGTTGGTTGCAACAGACCGACGCATCCGAACCGATGTCAGCCGAGGATCTTTCAGAACTTGCAGCTGCTTGGCGTAACGCCCGTCAGGTTGGGGCCATTGGCGCACTTAACAGCGTGGTCACATTTAAGGAATTTAGCAGCGACCCAAATTCGTTGCAATTAATCGAAGGCCGCCAGTTCCAAGCATTAGAACTGTCTCGAGCCACTGGCATACCTGCATACCTTTTAGGCATCGGCGTACAGGGCTACACATACCAGAACGCGCAACAGGCACGCCAAGATCTTTACTTGTTTGGCACCAAACAGTATTTGGATGCCATTGAGCAAACATTGTCAATGAACCAACTTTTGCCGCGTGGACGGTACGTCAAATTTGATGTTTCGGATTACGTTTACGAAAACGATTTAGGGAATGTTGAGCGCGAACCCGCTTTTGATTCAGGAAACCGCGAGGAAGAATACTCATGATTAGATTGACCGCTCAACAGATCACGCTGGACGCGTCCGCTGACGGTGAACCGTCACGCCAGATCACTGGGCTTGCAGTCCCGTGGAATGTCAAAGCGCAATTGAGTGGTGGCGAATCAGTCGTTTTTCTTGAGGGCTCACTGCCCGAGGACGGCCCGATGCCAAAGCTCTTGGAATACCACGACGACACGCGCGTCATTGGTCGAGTCACCGAGCGCGTATCAACTTCTGAGGGCATGATGTTTGTGGCAAAACTGAGCGCCACTCGCGCCGCCGATGACGCTCTTGCACTGCTCGCCGACGGCGCTTTAGACAGCGTTTCAGTCGGTGCAATCCCCACCAAGTTCAAGCGCCTGTCAGACGGGACCCTAGAGGTCTCTCAAGCCCGATTTGTAGAACTGTCGCTTGTCACTGTGCCAGCCTACGAATCAGCACAGGTCTACTCAGTCGCCGCCTCATCACCCGATGAAAGCGAACCCGACGAAACCGAAACCCCAACAGAAACAACCCCAACACCATCCGAGGAGGATGAAATGTCAGAACCCACAACCGTTGAAGCCGCAGTTGCGACTCAACCCATCTATGCAACCGCCGTTAAGCGCGAGGCAAAACTGCCGACCGCTGTCGAATACTTGAGTGCTGCCATTGCTGGCGGAACTGCTTGGGAACGTATGCACGAAGCACTTCGCGCCGCAGCTCCCGACGTGGTCACCACCGACACACCCGGTGTGCTCCCAACCCCAATCCTTGGACCTGTCTACAACAACTTCATTGGCCGTCGCCCTGTCGTTGATGCAATTGGTGCCAAATCAATGCCAGGTGGAGGCAAAGTCTTCATTCGTCCCGAGGTCACGACTCACACCAGCATTGGTGCAAGCCTTGCCGAAATGAGCAACCAGTCAGGCACTTTCGTGGTGAGTTCGAATCAGGTCACCAAGCAAATTTTCGGCGGCTATGTGAATGTGTCCGAAGCCGATCTGGATTGGACCGATCCCGCGATCTTGTCTTTAATTCTTGACGACATGGGCCGTATCTACGCAAACGCCACCGACAACTATGCAGCCGATACTTTGGTCGCTGGCGCAACAACCACGCAAGCGTTCGCTCTTGCCGACACTGGCAAGCCTGAAGTTTGGACTGCTGAAATTGCTCAAGCTGCTTCAACCATTTTGACCTCGTCAAATGGCAACTTGCCGACTCACTTGTTCGTGGCTCCCGGAATTTGGCAGGATCTCATTTCTTTGTCAGATGACGCAAACCGTCCGTTATTCCCACAGATCGGCCCAATGAACGCTTTCGGCAGTCTTGCACCCGGTCAAGTCAACGGAAACGCTTTCGGTCTGCAAGTTGTAGTCGACCGCAACTTCGCCAGCGGAACTTGTATCGTCGGCGACGCATCTGGTTACGAACTGTTTGAACAGCAAAAGGGCGCAATCGTTGCTGATCTTGGCTCAGGAGCTGCAACCCTTTCACGCACCATTGCGTTCCGTGGCTACTTCGCCGCATTGATGATTGACTCAAGCAAGTTCGTCAAGTTCACGTTCGCCTGATCAACCGAAACTAAGAGAAAGTCTGCACCATGGCCACATTTAGCGTGACGCACCACCAGCGTCTAGACGATGTTGCTGTGGTGCAGACCCTCGAAACAACCGACATCACAGTCGGTCAGACAATCACATTGACAGGACTCGGTCACGGCCTGAACGGCACGCACATTGTGATCGCTGTACCGGTCAACTTGTTTGCTGGCGTTAACGAAGCAGGCGACCTGCTTTACAACGAAAACGAAATTATTGTTAACCAGTTGATGTTTCAAGATGTTGGCGACGATCTAGAACGGTCCGCTGCCGATCCGTTTGGAACTTTGACATGGACTTTGACTTGTACATGGTTGTCATCAGTTGCCCCGGTGCAAGAATTTCTTGGGATCTCGTCGGCCACGGCAAATGACACCGCGTTCCTCACTACTTGTGTCGCAGCTGCAAACGCTTGGTGTTTCAGGCGTCGCGTGCAGGCTGGTTACCACGACAGTCTTACGACCGTCCCTGACAGTTCAGTGCTGTTAGGAACCACGCTTTACGCCGCAGGGCTCTACCGTGAACGCGGAACC